CAAACGCTCAAAAATTTGACGGCGCTACTGGACGCATTGTCGCCGAAGAGATTTCGAATCTTTCTGACCAACTCGCCGCAAGCAAAGACGTTATTAAAGAGTTGGTTGCAGATAAGAAAGATGATGCAGTGGTTGAGCGAGAGCGTAAAATTAAAGCAGACTCAGATGCCCGGGTTGCTTTCATGTCAGAAACACTTTCAACAAATAATATTGTGTTTCATGAGCCACTTCTCCCTCCTAACCACATTGTTAGAAGGGTAACCAATTTTATTATGAGTGGTTATATGGGCTATATTCCATTTGTTTCATATGGTTGTCAAATTGTTGCAGCTGCTGTTGATGCTGCGCTTGAACTTTTTCCTGTCAAGCATACTTATGAATTGTCTGATGAACAACATCATTTACCATTAGAAATGGACGTTCGGCCACACGCCATGTCACATGGTGAGGTCACTGAACCTGAACCTCTCATTGCTCGTGTGGATCATAAACGTTCTCTTGTATTCCTGTATGATAGTCCGTATTTTACAATGGAATATGATGTTTTACAATTCCCAGATCGTAAATTTGACATATCCATGAACATTCTATGTGAAGCTACTATTCCAAAAAATATTAGTGCTTTTGAGTCACCTTCTACTGCTTGTTCACGGTTGCGTTACACTGCTAATGCAATGCACAATGTAAATTATAACAAATATTCCACTGCTGAAGCCATTGATCTCCATACTAATTCTCTAGTTGTTGCGTATGGTATATATAAACATGGTGTTGAACTCCATATTGCGTCGCCTTTTTACAGGGACCCAGCAAACTAGGCAAAAGATATTTTTGTTATGGGTATCGGTATGGTGAGGTTGAGTTACCAAAACTTCCCCCGATTAAAACTTCATATAAGTTTTCTCCCATTAAAATTAGCCCTACTTATCGAAGACCTGCTAAGGTTTCTTTGGGCTGTCATTACCATGGTGCGTCTCTGCCACATGGTGATCTAGCTGATCCATTATCTTTTGTTGCTGGTGTCCGTAAAAGATTTGCCTATCTTCCACCAATACCTTACATTGGTTTTTATGCCGAGCTACTGGACTTTGTTCTCCAGTGGTGTATAGATAACTTAATACCTCTTGCTTCTGACTCGGATGTTGGTGTGCCCACTTGGCTTGATGGAACCAATTATCCAGAGTATCGTAAACAAGCTTTATTAGACTTGTTAAATTCCCACGATCACTTACAATCATTTATTAAGTGGTGGGAATGTAAATTATTT